GCGGAACGTACGTCGAACTTTTCGGAATGAACGCGATTGATGGGTTCGTAATCTTGAAGCGCTTGTTTCCCTTGTACTCGTAGACAAGCGGGGACGAGCGCAGGGTCTGCACTATCGCTTCGCGAATCTGCCTAGACAGCGCCCCGTCTGGCGCGACCGAGAAGAACTCCGCGAATCGCGGCTCGGTCAGCATGAGGATGATGAAGATTGTTGCCACCGTGTACGTCTTGAAGTTCTTTCGGGCGATTTCCAGAAGGCCGATTTCGTAGCGCCGCTTCTCGGGATTGTCGCGGTAGACGGTGCATAGAACAGCCGTGTACAGCAGCCATTGATAGCCAGTCGTGCACTCGTAAAGCGTCTGCCCGGCCTTCAGGCCCTTCGGCATGACGAGCAGTTTTAAGATTGACTCCATCTGGCGAATCTTTGCGTCGCTCACGAAGTATTTGTCGCTCTTGCCGTCGCATACGTCCATCCAAAGGCGCATCTGCTTCTTGACGTACTTCGGCGTGGTGTCGGCGTCTATTGCAGCCTTGCAGTACTCATATCCCCTATTCCTCGTCATCGCTGTCACCATTGATGATTGCCATGAGCGGGTCGTAACCGGAGTCGCGCTCCTCGTCCTCCTTGGCGAACCCCTTGATGATTTTCATGAGCGTGGTCACAGTGCGGTTGGCGCTGTCGGTGGTCTTGTTGTACTCCGTGACCGCTGGGTTGACGTAGATGTTGGCGCGACCCTTCACGTACTCCTTCGTGACGAGCGTTCCAGTATCCTTGATTGCCTTTTCAAGCTCGGAAAGGTTGCTTAGCTGCACCTGATACCGTTTGAAAGTTGTCACGAAGAAGAAATTCGTCTGCACGCCGGTCTCTTCCGCAATGCGCAGAATCTCGACTGCCTGCTCATTGAGCGATTGCTTAGCCATTCTCGGCACCTCTCTTCATATGCGTCTCGAAGTAGTTGGCGAATTGCCAGTTCCTGCAAGTGCAATAGGATTTCGTCATGTAGTGCCTGTCCGCTGGGTTGTTGTATTTCGCGTCGATTGGCAGGCGCTCAGCTCCATCGATTCTCACCGTCACGCCGTTCGAGGAGTAATCGATTGTGCTCCCGTCCTTGCGCCTGAACGCCAGATGGAAGTTGTTCTCCCACCTGTAGGGTTGCGAGACTCCGCAAAGGTAGTAGACGTCTCCATCAAGCTCTATGCCGTGCGCTTCCGTCAGCCTGTTGTTGATTCTGCTGTCGTAATCCCCAACCAGGCACCTTGCGCAGTGACGTGACAAATCGACGCCCCTCACGGACTTGAGCCATAGGTATCTGAACGTTCCCTCGACCTCTATCGACTTAATAATCATCGAATCGCTCCCCTTTCTCCTGTAAGACCTTGCTTGTGCAAGTATACCCCTATATCACTCAAGGCCCAGCGCCTTTTTCACGTCTCCGTTGCGCTTGTAGCTTTTGCCGTTCGGAAGCGGGAGGTCGAACTCGAAGTCGATGGCGTCGATGTAACGCTGCAATGGAAGCTCCCTCGTCTTGACTGCTTCGCATTGCCAACTGCTGCCATACTTCTCCCAGTCGAGTTTGACGATTTCGAACCCGCTCTCTTCGAGCGACTTCTTTAGCTGCTCCTTGCTGTGGTAGTGCTGGAAGTACCATTTTCCGCTTCGATAGTTCGCGCTGAAGTTGTCGGAATCAAGGAATTCGACAAAGCGCTTCCCATTACCAACGTCTCGGTTCATACGCATGGTTCTGGTCACATCGTTTAATGGTCTACCGCTGATGAATAGCCTATCCGTAGCCATGAGGTTTAGGAAGTCGATTACGCTCCGCTCGGCCTTCATGGAGTCAACGCTGTTCAACACGCTGTCGCATACGACCACGTCAAACTGCCTGCGCTCTTGCAGGTGCTTCACCAGGGCGTCAATCATGCGGTTGCCCTTCGACACGTCTATTGCCTTGCCGTTGTTGTTGAAGAACTCCACTCCCAGCGCGTCATACCCTGTTTTCTTCAGATGCTTGATGTAGTCTCCCTTTCCGCATCCGAAGTCGAGTACCGTTTTCGCCGAAGCGTGTCCCTTGAGGTATGGGATTACGTGCCTTACGTACAGCGTCGAATGCCGGGCGCGCTTTCCATCGTCGCGACTAACGCTCCTGTAGAGCTGTGCAAGCCCCTGAACGTAGGTGTCGCGCTTGATATGGCCGTAAAAGTACTCGCCATAGTCCTCGCCGAAGTAGTGGAGCAAATCGTCGTGCATCGAATCGTCGCAGACGTAGGCGTTGACCTTCAGGCCGAGAACCTTGCACGCCTTGACGTAATCGCCGCCGAGAATGACGTCGCCCTTGCATATGACGGCAGACAGCACGTTACCGTACTTAAGCGTAAGGCCGCAAATCTCCTTCACCACGGTCGCGGTGTTCTTGATTGCCGTGAAGTCCTTGTTGTCCAGTTCGATGAACTTCCCGTGCTCTGCATCCCCGTCGAACGTCACCCTGACTGTGCCAGACTCCGTGGCGTTGTGAATCTGGTTGAACTTGATTTCGTCACCTAGGTTGATGCTCTCGACGTACTGCACTGGGGCTGTCTTGATTCCGACAAACTGCGCAGCCTTCGTCCTCTGGTGTCCCGCGATGATGACGTTGTCCTTGCGATTGACGAGAATCGGCACGATTAGCCCGAACCTGCGTATGCTCTTGCAAAGCTCTTGCTGCTGCTCCTTCGTAATCTTGCGCGGGTTGTATGCCGCTGGCTTCATCGATTCAATGTCAACATAGCTAACCATTGATAAGCCACCCCACAAACCCGTAGCTGACCCCGTTCGCATCCAGATACTGGTCGAGCTTGGAGCGAATTAGCTTGTACTCATCCTCCGTGAGGATGATTGTCGAGCCGTCGAGCGTCATCTTGTGCTCCTGCGACATCGCGTCTCCGATTTGCTCGTCGTCAATCGGCTCCATGTCATCTGAGACCTCGATTGCCGAGTCATCGAATCCGAACTCGGCCATGTCGATTTCGTCTATGCCCTCGAGCTCGATGTCCAACTTTCCCATGTCCCATTCGGCAAGCTCAGAAGTCTTGTTGTCAGCCAGACGGAACGCCTTCACCTGCTCGGGCGTCAAATCGTCCGCCACGATGACGGGAACCTGTCTCATCCCCAGCTTGTGCGCTGCCTTCAGGCGAGTGTGGCCGTTTATGATTACGTTCTCGCCGTCAACGACGATGGGAACCTTGAAACCGAACTCTTTGATGCTCGCCGCTACGGCATCCACCGCGTTGTCGTTCAGTCGCGGGTTGTTCGCGTACGGAATCAGCGAATCGACGTCCATGTAGGTTACTTTTGTCTTCTCCATGCCTTGAAAATCTCCTTTCTCGATACGTTCTATGGCGCTATGCGGGAAACGTCCGAAAGAATCCCCGATAATCGCCCTTATTGAATGATAATCGCGGTTTTTGACCAATAAAACGCCGTTTTCCAAAAAACCCCAGCAGATTGGAAACCCCGTGTCCAGACCTGGGCGGTCAGATAGCCCGGCACGCTCGGTTTTCAACACCCTTGGTAGGGGGGGATTGTTGAAAAGTCTTCCCCATTGTTGAAAACTCCCATAGGCCACGTGGTGCCCGAGGTCTGTCAACCTACCGCGTGTCTCCCGTAATCCTGCGCAGCGCAAGCCCCCTCAGGTATCCCTTGGTCAGCTCCCCGTCGTCAGCCATCCTGTGGTGCGCCCTGCATAGGCACACGAGGTTGTCATCCTCAAGCAGTCCGTCTGGGTCTTCGCGTAGCTTGTCTATGTGATGGACCTCAAGCCCCTCGGTCGTGACCTTCCCCTGGTCCCTGCACACCTCGCACAGCCAGAGCGCGTCACCCCTCACCTGGAGGCTCTTCCTCTTCCAGCGTGCCGTGAAGCGCAGTCTGTCCGCGCCCGTCCTCTCGTACCGGTAGGTGGGCTTCTTCTTCGGGCAAGGCTCGTCGTATGCGTGCATCCTCCCGCACCTGCTGCATGCCCTGTATGCTCCCATGTCATCCCCCCCTCAATCGGCAACGGGCCTCGCCGACTAGACGAGACCCGCTAGGTGGTCTTGCTCAGTTGTCTTGCTTCCTACTGGCCGCCTACACCTTCAGCGCGCCGCTTGCATCAGAGGCCACGCCGTACTGCATCTCGCCGTCCGCGCCGAAGGCATACCACTTGCCGCCGATGCTCTGCACATCAGCCGCGTGCATCGCTCCCGTGTCCGGGTCCATGTAATACCACTTGCCGCCGTCGTTCACCCAGCCGGTGGCCATCGCGCCGGAGTCGGTGAGGTAGTACCACTTCCCGCCGACCTTCTGCCATCCGGCAAGCATCCAGCCGTCGGCATCGAAGAGGTACCACTTGTCGTCAATCTTCTCCCAGCCGTCCTTGGTATAGCTGCCGTCTGCATGGCGGTACCACCAGCGGCCATCCTGCTGAATCCAGCCGGTCGGCTGGGTGCTTGCCGCGCCCACGTAACTCGCCCATCCATCGACGTCCATGTATGCCTTGTCTAGGTCGAGGTTCCCGGAGTATCCGTCAAGCCTGCCGCTGCTGGAGTACTGGCGAATGGCGCAAGCGTAGGCCCCCTCGTTCCAGGGGCTGTCCTGGTAGCCGGTGGCGTCGTTGCTCGCGTACTGGGCTACCCATGCGCCGCAGTCGAGGGCCTGGGCAACGTCCCACGGGAAGGCGCTCGCTGACGCGTAGATGAGCGGCTTGACTCCCGTGCGGTCGATGACTCGCTTGACCAGCTCCCTGAGGTAGTCGACGTTGCCCCACGCAGCATTCTGGATGCTCTCCCAGTCGATGCACGGGATGCCCTTGCCGAAGTAGTCGGAGCAGCTGTCAACGAAGAAGTCGGCCTCCGCCGTGGCCCCCGCCCCGTTCACGTAATGGTAGAAGCCGAAGGGCTTCCCGAGTGCGATTGCCTGCTGGACGTGCGGGTCGCAGGCGGCCGAGACGTAGCCCACGCCCTGCGTCGCCTTGATGATGACGAAGTCGCACGGGACCTGCGCGAGGTCTAGGTCCTCCTGCCAGCCGCTGATGTCGATTCCCTGCATTGCCATGGCTACTCGCTCCCCTCTGGTAGCTGCTTCGAGGTTGCCGCGCTCACACCGATGAGCGCACCGATGAGAACCCCAGCCGCGTTGAGCGTGAGCACGATAGCATCGGCATTCGGAATCCCCCACGCCGGGAACACCGCGCCGATGAAGGTCGCTACGGCCGGGCACACGATGAGCCCGAGCCACTTCAGCACGTGGTACAGCTTGTCATCGATGATGTAGTCTTTCATACTTTCAAACCTTCTAGTCGTCAATCGTCGGCAGCGCCATCATCTCGTCGTAAAGTGTCGTGGCGATGCCGTTGCCGCCGAGGTTGTGATAGCTCCTATAGGTGCGCTCCATGATTTCCTTGTCGAGCGTTGAGGCGTGGCCGTCCCGCATGGCGTGATGGTGGGTTCGCATGAGCTCGCTCCTGAGCAGCGCCCGCAGGGCCGACTTGAAAAGCTCGTTTTCCTCGGCCGCCTTATCCTTCTCGACGCGCCTATTCGACAGCATCACGCCCAGGAGGGCGACGACCGCCGCCGCCGAGTAGATTGCGAACTGCGAATCGAGTTCAGGATTTGACACGGCCGTTGCCGTCGCTGCCAGCGTGCAGGGGATGCACACCCACAGAAGCTTTTCCCAGAATCCCTGCATGCCACTCTTTTCCGATTGGTTTTTCCACTCCATTGATTATACGGCACCCTGAGCGGGAATTGCGGGAACGATGAAAAGGGCCACCGTCTTCTGGTGGCCCGTTGCTTAGTGCTTTATGCCTCTACTATTAACACCTTGAGGTCACTGGGCGCGGACGGGTCGTTGGCTATTTCAGCTTCCCGCATTTTCTTAATCTTGACGGCCTCCTCGTGCGTCTTCGTTACGCAGAAAAGACCGCCGAGCTCAACGTGGTACTTGACGCCGTTGCGCTTGCTTGCCTGTTCCTTGTCCATCATTTCCGTTTCCTTTCTCGCTCCCTCACTTGCTGATAGCAGTATACACCCATACGAGGCAGGCAGAGGCGAGAATCTGAAAAATCTTCCGCACGAAAAGGGGCACCGCCTCCATCTGCGATGCCC